ACTTTGGGACGCTGACAAGGACAAGTGGGCTTGGAATGTGATACTGAAGGACACGCTTGAGAAATTAGAAACCAAAGATGATACAGAACGATAGGGTTTTGTGTCTTTAATAGAACATTATGTCAAGTAAACTGCACAAGATGCTTGACACCTTTAACACCAAAGAGAGATGAAAGAAGAAAAAGGGCCACTCGATGAACACTTCGACATCAATCCGAATAGCGCACCAACCTCGGATGATGAAGGCCAAATGATTTATGACATTGGTGTAAGGCTTTCTTGGAAGGTAAAGAAAGGGAATGGATATTCTAATATACACAGAGGTACTGCATCACATCCGTTTCAGTTTGTAACTAGAGCAAAGTCTATTGACCACGTTAACCGCAGCCCAGAGATGATCGCCAAGATAATGGCATACAATGGACTCACAGGGAAAAAGGTTTACGACTTCTATATAAGCGAAGAGTTTTATAGAAAAGAAATTAGCAGAAGTTTTCAGCACAAAGAATCAGAATATGTAAAAGAGTTTGGAGAATGAGCATGAGTAAGTTTGTATATACCGCAGAAGAATTAAAGGGCAATTTAAATTCTCTGAGAAACGAAGGTATTAAGAAAGGGGCTTGGACAGGATTTGATTCCTTGTTTGACAAGTACTCTATGAAAAAAGGTAGCACCACATATATCTATGCTGGGGCGCACCAAGGAAAGAGTCAGTTCGGATTTGAACTGATGATGAACCTCGCACAATATAGTGGGTGGAAGTGGGCAGTATACTCGCCAGAGACAGGATCGCCTACCGAGGTGTTTGCAGAATTAATGTGGGTGTATTTGCGTAAGCCATTCCTCGTTAATGATACAATGACTGCAACAGATGAAGAGACAGAGAAGGCTTTTGAATTTATAAATAAGCACTTCTTTATTATTGATAGTGGTCTGCAAGACCTTTCCATTGAAGGGTACTATACTGCTGTAGAAGAAATAGAGCAGACACATTTCATAAAGATAGACGGTTGCTTTGTCGATCCGTTCACGGAAATTAAGACCGATGTATCAAGTGGGGTGCGTGATGATATAGCCATTGGGCAGATACTCACTCGCATCCGTAAGCACTCAAGCGATAAGGACTACCACACTATCGTTACCGTACACACTAAACACCAACAAGCGAAGTACAAGAACGGTGTACCCTATGTGGACAAGCCCACGATGAATGACATTGCCGGGGGGATGCAATGGTCCAGGAAAGGGATGATGGTAATCAACGTATGGCGATGCCCCTTTGGACTTGAAGATTCCAATGGTGTGCCGTATGAGCCTAACCAAGTGGAGATTACTGTGGTTAAAGCGAAGCCAAAAATTGTTGGTAAGTTAGGAAAGGTTACTTTGTATTACGACAAATTAAAGAACAGATACTATGAGTACAACAAAAGCGGAGAAAAGCAATACGCCTATCCACAGTCTGATTCGTGATCGTAAGAGGGCATTCGCACAACTTGTTAGAGCATACCTTAAATTCAACGTCCCATCTGCGAAGCAGGTGGAAGTTCTTGAAACAGAGAACAAAGAAATAATGATTTTAATTAACGGAAATGTATACAAGTTTGATGTCTCTGACTACACTGGATGTTCTGAAAATTACATATTCTTAAATCCATCTTCTGGAAGGATAGTAATTCAAGGAAATAATGTTAGTAAAGTATATAAATTAGAAGTTGACTTATTAGATAATAATGACTAACTTAGTACTATGGATACAAGAGATTTAATTATTGAAGTATCTGCGGAAGTTACTAACTTACTCTTAGAGAAGAATGCTGCCTACGGGGACTCAGCCCTTAACCCCGTAGGTATCTTCTCGAAGGGGAACGCAGTTGATAGTTTATGCGCTAGGATTGATGACAAGCTTATGCGTATAAAGAGCAAGGGCATTACGGATGAAACCGAAGACACCGTGCAAGATTTGATAGGATATTTAATCCTACTAAAGATTGCAATAAACAGAGAATCATGAGTAAGTATGCCGCCAGGAAATTTGTCCAAGAATCTTATGACACGAATGATGCTTATGGCAAAGCGATTGTTATCGCTTGGCTAAAGACCCAAGACTGGGTGGCAGACATTATAGAGGAAGAAGACTACGGTGTAGACATCGAGGCTATAGACCATCAAGGTCGATCCACTTTTATAGAAGCTGAGGTAAAGGGTAACTACCCTTGGACTGATGAAGAATCCTTTCCTTTCGACACAGTATCTTTCTTAGGTAGAAAGAAAAAGTGGGAGGGTAAGGGTTTTTATTATGCGCTAGTTTGTGCAGAAACACAAGCAATATGTGTTGCACATTCTTCTGAAATATTTAAGGAGGAATTTAGAGAAGTTCGTAGGATAAACACAGGACACAGACAAGGGCTTGATGCCTTTTATCGTGTTCCTAAAAATCTATGCAGATGGATAACGCCTACACAAAAATAGAACTTAACCTACCCAAGCCACCGAGTCTAAATAAAATTTACTCTGGTGGTCATTGGGCTATTAGAAAAAAATATAAGGATGAATATAAGAGAGCTTGCCAAGAAGCGTTATCAGAATATGATAAGTTCACTTGCGAAGAAATCTACATTACCATTTCGTATAATAGCCGCCTTGATATTGACAACGGTATTCTTGTTTCAAAGTTTCTTGCTGATACCCTTGTTTCTGAAGGTATTATTCCGGATGATAATCCTAAATATTACAAGAGCGTTTCGATAAGATACGATGGGAATCTTGACAAGAACACTTATATATGTAAAATATATTGCAAAAACTTAACATATGAAGAATAGTAACTACCACACTTGTAAATTAAAAAGAGAGCAGATTGACAATCTATTAAGGGAGATGGCAAATCTGTTTACAAATTTAGGAACAGACTCTACTCTAGAAGAGATACAGTTGGCTTACAAGAAGGAGAACGAACTTATTGATAAGATTGCTGAGATCGATCCAGAGAAAGCACTATCAATAAGACCGTATGCCACTTGATAAAACATATGACGAAATCACTTCAGCTGAAGCAGACTTCCTTATATCTTTATATGAACAAATTAGAGAATTAATACTCAATGATGAAAAAGTCACACTTGTTCGTTTGGGTTATGAACTCAACATTAAGTCCGAAGAACTTTCAGACTATCTCTTTGACATCGTAAGAATCGTTGACCATGTTGAGAACGAAGTACGACAAAAAGATTATTGAGGAAGAAGCTAAGAAATCAAAAGAACAAGGTAGTATTACCCAAGAACTTGGCAAGTTTATCCTTGCTAGAGCAAATGAAATTTCAGGATTTGCTTTTGTAACAAACGGCAACAGAGAACTACAGCAATCTCTAGTTGACGAGGCTGTTATGCGTGTATGTGAAAAATTCTTACACTACTACAAGCCAGAGAAGTCGGCAGCAAATTTAATTATATCTATGATATACTCCACGATGACAAATAAAATCATATCTTTAAAGTGGAGAGACGTTTATGGTCAGAAAATAAAAGGCCACATGATAATAATAGAGAACGGAGAAGCAAAAAGGAAACTTATTCGTTACGTTAAAGATGATTTCACAAGTAGAAAATTATGATACAGGTATATAATGACTGGTTTTTGGTAAGTGGTTTAGGATTTCTATTCTCTTACCTTTTTGTATTTGAACCCTACGGTTGGTTCATAGAACGTATTGCGCCTTTTAAGCCATTTAACTGCGTTCTCTGCTTATCTTTTTGGGTAAGTGGTATAATCTATTATTCGTTAGGAATGAACGTCTTATTTGCGATTTATACGGCATTGATTGCAGAACTTACATATAGAAAATTGGTTCAATGAAAAATGTAAATTATAAAAGCGAGTGGCTGTTCCTTTATTGGGACGAGCCTGTATTTACTAATTCTAAAAAACCAGAGGAAGATGCCGATCCCAACTCCAAAACCCCAGGAGAATAGACAACAATTTTTATCAAGATGTATGCAAGATGACAACCTTCAAATGGAGTACCCCGATGCTTCACAGAGACTAAGTATTTGTTATGGTGCATGGAATGCGGAAGCCAAAAAAACTAAATGATTATGAACGACACAGACTTCGGATTTGAAAATGACTTCCAAGATTTTATCGACCAATTGGAGAACTCAGAAAAGAACGATAACGCTCAATGCTCCATTGATAATCCAGAATGTGAAAGCTGTAGTGGATGATGAAGAACCCATTGAAGAAATTAATGAATGCTGGTGTAAAGGAAACTGTCAATGCGGTAGCAAACGTAGTTGACAAATTTGTTGCAACACCAGAAGAAAAAGAAAAAGTAAGGCAGAGCATAGAAAACGAGATATCTGCTCGTTGGAAATCTGATATGTCTTCTGACTCTTGGCTTTCTAAAAACGTTAGACCCCTTACACTTGTAGTGGTTGTATCCTTTTTAATACTAGTTACATTTTTTGATGGGCTGGGATTAATGAGTATTAACCAAAGATGGATTGGGCTATGGGAAATGGTAAGCGTCACAGTAATAGGAGGGTACTTCGCAGTACGATCCGTGGACAAAAGAACCAAGATAAAATAGTGTGGTGCGAATTTGCACCAGTAGAATGTACTTGTTTAAGTACTTGTAAAAATAAAGGGAGCTAATGCTCCCTTTTTTTATTCTCCTTTATTTTTATTCATAAAGTACCATCTCTGCAACGTATACCCTATAGATACAATTAGCAGCATAAACTTTAGGGCAATCTCTACTTGTGCCATACTTATGCCTAGCGTGGTAGCATTTAGCAGCAAAACTTTCAAATCAGTATGGTTCATTATAATTCAGTAAATGCGAGTAGTTGCAATCCTGTAGTACCAAAGTACGAGAAGGTAAGTGCGAAGTTTCCGGTTAGTAGGTGACTGCTTCCGTGAATCGGAATGTTAGTGTTTAGCAAATCTTTATATTGAAGGTTGATACCACCAAGTCCAGAGCAGTTAATAGTAACGTACACCACAAGAATACCGAAGTTATTTGTTCCTAAGAAGCCTGTCCCTGCTTGCAAAACAAAGTTTACATCACTTGCTGATGTTCTTGTCAATTCAATCTTTTCGGCAGATTCTCTTAGACCATATAGAGATACAGTATCTGTATTTATCGTTCCACCACCGTAGGGTACAATGTTACTTGCAGTAGCACTACCACCTCCCAATGAAGCAAGAGATACAGTACCAGTAAATGCACCACCAGTACCATTAAACTCAAGGTCAGTTCCATTAAGAGAAACAGATGAAATAAAATCGTTTGTATCTGTACCGCCAGTAGCAGCATCAATAGTAAATGTATTACTACCGTTATCTGTTAAAGTAATGTTTGCACCTGCTTGTATTGATACAACATCATTAGATCCTGAACTAGACAAGGCGATATTTATATTACCTGCAACACCTACAGCACCCAGGTCATAGGTCGTGTCAGTATCTACAACAGTAGAACTGATTACTCCGTTTGTGATGTCTATACCTGTACCAGCAGTATAAGTTGTACCACCGCCACCTGCACCACCAACAGAGAACAAGGTTTCAGATCCATCGCTGTTTACACGTTTGACGTGTGTGTAGTTTTGAGTCTCATGAAATTCAAGAGAATATACACCGTATTTTCCTCTTGTAGCTTGAGATATATTAATCAGTTCTTTATTCTG